TAAAGCTGAATAAAAAAGCTAAGACTGAATTAGATAAGTATCCACTAGTAGAAGTGAAGTGGTTAGATATTTGCTCTGATAGTTCTTGGTTATCTATGAAAGATGCTATGTCTATGCCTTTACCTGTATGTAATACCAAAGGACATTTGTTATCTCAGACAAAAGGAATAACTAGAATATTCGGTGATTATTCAGAAGGCACTAAAGGTAACATTGAGGAGATAGGTAATGTTACTATCATTCCTAATAGTGTTATTGTGGACATTAAGAAAATTAGTTGACAAACTAACAATTAATGTGTATTATTAATATATTACACAAATTATAAGGATTTTGAATGGCTACATATGGAGACCAAGAATTAGAGACATCTATGCCTTCATCTGAGGATGAGCAACAAAATGAAAAAGATGTATCAGCTTTAGTTGGAATTATTCAGTCTAAGTTTCAACAATGTGAAACTACTAGAAGAGATGATGAGTTAAGATGGTTACAAGCTTATCATAACTACAGAGGTAGATATTACAAAGATGTTAAATTTAGAGAGAATGAAAAGTCTAGAGTATTTGTAAAAGTTACTAAGACAAAAGTTTTAGCAGCTTACGGACAATTAATTGATGTTCTATTTGGAGCAAACAAATTTCCTTTAACAATTCAAGAAACAAGAGTACCAGAAGGAATTGCTGAGTACGCACATTTAAATCCTTTAAAAGAACAACTAGGCAATGAAAACTTAGAACCTACTCCAGGTATCGAAGGTAACATGGATTATGTTCCTGGTCAACAATCAGGATTAGGTTTTCCATCTGATACAATTGGTTTTCCTGGTGATGGTAGAGAGTTACCAAAGGGTGCAACATTTCAAACTTTAAATGAATTACAATTAGGTGAATTAGAATCTAAATATGAGAATGCTAATTTATCTGAAGGACCTGCACCAACACCTGACATGCCTCAGATTAAACCTGCACAGATTGCTGCAAGACAATTAGAAAAATTAATTCACGACCAGATAGATGAATCAGATGGTAGCATTCAATTAAGGAATGCAATATTTGAATCTTGTTTATTAGGAACAGGAATTATCAAAGGACCTTTTACTTATAATAAAACTTTACATAAGTATACTGACAATGGTAATGGTAGAGAATATACACCAGAGATTGTTAAAGTTCCTAAAATGGAATTTGTTAGCATATGGGATTTTTATCCAGACCCTAATGCTAGAACAATGGATGAAGCAGAATTTATAATTCAAAGACATAGACTTAACAGAAGTCAGTTTTTAGATTTAGCAAACAGACCTTTCTTTAACAGACAAGCTATTTTAGATTGTATTAAGATGGGTGCAAGTTATACTAAGAAAGAATGGGAAACAGATATTGATTTAGAAAAAAGTCACTATGCTGATATTACTCATAACAGATTTGAAGTATTAGAATACTGGGGAACAATCAATGCATTAGCTGCAAGAGAAGAAGGATTAGATATTGATGAAGACATTGATGATGATGCAGAAATCCAAGTTAACATTTGGATGCATAGAGGTAAAATAATTAGAATAGTAGAAAATCCTTTTAAACCTTTTAGAGTTCCTTATCAAGCATTTGTGTATGAAAAGAATCCTTATACATTTTTTGGAATAGGTGTTCCAGAAAATATGGATGATGCTCAACAGATTATGAATGGTCATGCAAGAATGGCTATTGATAACTTAGCATTAGCAGGTAACTTAGTATTTGATGTAGATGAATCAGCTTTATCATCTAATCAAACTATGGAAATACATCCTGGTAAAATATTTAAAAGACAATCAGGTGTACCTGGACAATCTATTTATGGATTGAAGTTTCCAAATACTGCAGTTGAGAATATGCAAATGTTTGACAAGTTTAGACAACTTGCAGATGAATCAACTGGATTACCTTCTTACTCACATGGACAAACTGGTGTTCAATCTATGACAAGAACAGCTTCAGGTATGTCAATGCTTATGGGAGCAGCATCATTAAATATTAAAACAGTAATTAAAAATATTGATGACCAATTAATTAAACCTTTAGGTGAAGCAATGTTCCAATGGAATATGCAATTCTATGAAGGTGACTTACCAATCAGAGGTGATTTAGAAATTAAAGCAACTGGTTCTTCTAGTTTGATGAAGAAAGAAGTTAGAAGTCAAAGACTAACTATGTTCTTACAAACTGTACAGAATCCAGCAATTGCTCCTTTTGTACGAATGTCTGAGGTAATCAAAGAGTTAGCACACTCACTTGATTTAGACCCAGAAGAAATTATGAATACAAGAGATGAAGCAGAAATCTACGCAAAAATAATAGGACAACAAAATGTTAACAAAGGAACTAGCAACCAAGCTGATGTCTCTGGTCAACTCGGAGCAATGGCAGGTTATGGAGGAGTACCTGAACAAACTCCAGGAGCAAACAACCCAGGAAATGGCGAAAGCCCAATCGGACCAGGTAATACACCAATGCCAGGGGAGATGGAATTTACTGGACAGGTTGAAGAACCTCCGATATCAGGTTAAAGATATAATACAATAGCAGTTGACTAACTAATAATCAATTGCTATAATATTACTAATTGGAGAAGTATAATGAAAAAGAACAAACCTATTAATATGGCTACAGGTGGACTTATGTCTCAACCACCTTACATAGCTAAGAATGACCCTAATCAAGATTCAGGTATTACACCTTATGATGTAAACACTCCTCAGTCTGCTAGACAGGGTATGCCTTCTAGATTATTATCTCCTTCAAGAACAAGATTTAAAGATGGTGGTGAATCATTCCCTGATTTAAGTGGTGATGGTACAGTAACACAAAAAGATATTTTAATAGGTAAAGGTGTAATCAAAAAAGCTAAAGGTGGTTTAATGAAGAGAATGAAATTTGATAAAGGTGATTTATCAACTAAAGAAATTATTGAAATGAAAAAAATGGAACAACTTGAAGCTATGCAAGATTCAGGTTTACCATTAACTGACCAACAAGAAAAAGAATTAGAAGAATACAAAGCAGCTAAAGCTGTTAAACCAGCAGAACTGGCATTAGGTGGTGCAGTTGGAGTAGAAAGAAGTAAGTATGACCAACGACCAGATTATCAAGCTTATGCTGAAGGTGATATAGTTGAAGATGAAGATATGGCAGAAGCTGAAACAGATATGGAAATGATGGCAGAAGAAGACCAAGGTTTATTAGAACCAATAGGAATGAATGAAGAACCTATGGATGAAGAGATGGAAGATGAAGACATGGGTGACATGGATGCTATTATAGATACATCAGCTTTATCAGAAGAAGAAGAAAAAATTTTAGATGATGCAGTAGAAATGCATCCAGAACTAGAAGCAATTATTCCAAAGATAGTTGCAACAGAATTTACAGATGATGGAGAAGTAGAAGGACCAGGAACAGGAACTTCAGACTCTATCCCAGCATTATTATCAGATGGTGAATTTGTATTTACAGCAAAAGCAGTTAAGCATCTTGGTGTAGACAAATTAAGAAAGATGATGAAACAAGCAGAAGAAGCTTATGATGCTGGAGTTCAATCTCAAGCTGAACAGCAAGAGATAGTATAAAGAATTTGTAGAGAGAGGTAACTCTACGAATAGACAAGCTACCTTATAATAAATTTTTATTGTAAGCCCTTGTAGCTTCGTTTTAAACAGAAACACCTACCTTAGCTACCTTCAGTTAAGTGAAGCCCTAAAGGAGGACTATATGAGTAATCAAAACGAAGAAGGACTAAAAAAAGTCGCAGCAAACCCGTACAACATGAAGAAAGCTTGGCATAACGATGATTCGATGCCTAAGCCACTACAGAGTGCTGATTCTGGTTTGTATGTGCCAAACCCTGAAAGTACTAGAGAAGATTCAACTGCTACTGCTGATAACAGCAACCCAGAAGATTCTAACGAAAGTACTGCAGCCACTATGGATAAGGTTCAAGACTCAGCATTAAATGTTGAATCTACCCCTTATGCAAAGGTTGATTATAAAAAGAGGTACGATGACCTCAAACGATACTATGACAGGAAACTAGGTGAATGGAATAGTAAGGAGAACGAACTCAAGACACAGTTAAGAGAGAATGCTCCTAAGTATACACCACCTAAATCTGCTGAAGAGCTTGAAGCTTTTAAGAATGATTATCCTGATATATATGGTGTTGTGGAAACCGTTTCTCACTTGCAGTCTTCAAATCAAATTAAGACTATGCAAGAAGAACTAGAAGAGTTAAAGAAAGCTAACAAAACTTTACAACAAAGAGAAGCAGAGTTAGAACTTTCTAAGTATCATCCAGACTTTGAGAATATCAAAGAGTCAGATGATTTCCATCAATGGGCTGATGCTCAACCAATGGAAATTAAAAGATGGATATACGAAAATAATTCTGATGGTAAACTTGCAGCAAGAGCAATCGACTTGTATAAGAAGGACCGAGGACTTGGATTAGATAAAAAACCTGGTAAGAAACAACCTAAGAATGAGGGTGCTGATTTATTAGTTAAAACTAATGAGCAAGTACAAGTTCCTCAATCAAAGGAAAATTTCTTTAAACGTTCTGATATTGCTAAAATGTCAGATGCTGAGTTTATGCAATACGAAAAAGAAATTGTAAAAGCTCAGAGGGAAGGTAGAATTATAGATTAATTCTATCTTATTTTTATTAACCAACAACTATAACAAAGGAGTATAACTATGGCAAAATTTGCTGGTGGTTCTACGTACAACTTTGATTTAACTGCTTCAGGTCAAACTAATGGCTTTTTTATTCCTGAAGTCTATTCAAAGAAAGTACAAATAGCTCTAAGAAAAGCTGCTGTTGCAGAAGCAATCTGTAACACAGACTACATGGGCGAAATCTCAAGCTTTGGTGATACAGTAAACATTATCAAAGAACCTCAAATTAGTGTAAATGATTACACTAGAGGTTTAGCTGTAACATCAACTAACTTAACAGACCAAGAACTTGTTCTTACAATTGACCAAGCTAAATCTTTTGCATTCAAATTGGATGACTTAGAGAAAAGATTCTCTCATGTTAATTTCCAAGCGATTGCATCAGACAATGCTGCGTACAAATTGAGAGATGCAATGGATTCAAATATCATGACTGCAATTTCTGCAGGTGCTGGTGTAACAACTGGTATGGGAACAACTTCTGTTCCGATTGACATTGGATTCGGTTCTGGTGAAGTTGACCCTCTAAACCAAATGGCTTTAGCTGCGAAAGAGTTGGATGAAAACAACGTTCCAGAAGAAGGCAGATGGTTTGTGGCAGCTCCTGAGTGGTACAATGTTTTATCAAACACAGCTTCTAAATTATTAACTGTTGACTTCAACGCAGGTCAAGGTTCAATTAGAAACGGTTTGGTAGCATCTGGATTACTTAGAGGTTTCCAAATGTACAAATCTAACAACTTACCAACTAATGACTTAACTGGTGCTTCACCAGCAGGTACTGCTACGCAGCCTGAAGCTTTATTTGGTCATATATCTGCAGTATCTGCTGCTTCAGCAATGAACAAAGTAGAAACTGTTAGAGATACGGCTACATTCAGCGATATCGTTAGAGGTCTAATGGTATGGGGTAGAAAAGTACTTAGAGATGATTCAGTAGGTAAAATTATCTACGTTATCGACTAATAGTATATAAATGGTAGGGGGTAGCAATATCCCCTACTATACCAATTAATAAATAAATAGGATTTAATATGCCAATGAAAAAAGCAATGCCAGGTGGCAAAGTAGTAAACAAAGGTAAATATAAACATGGTGGCAAAGTACATGCCAAAGCATCTGATAAAAAGAAAATGATGTATGGTGGTATGATGTCTAAAAAGAAAAAGTAATTTTATATGGGTATACTGTCTTCACCTGCTTGGACTCGTAAAGAGGGTAAAGACCCTAAAGGTGGTTTGAACGCAAAGGGTAGAGCATCTTACAATAAAGGTCGAACTAAGACTGGAAAGAAAAGAAACCTTAAACCACCTGCTCCCAATCCTAAAAATAAAAAAGATGCTGGTAGAAGAAAATCTTTTTGTGCTAGAATGAGAGGCATGAAAAAGAAATTAACTTCTAAGAAAACTGCAAGAGACCCTAATTCAAGAATTAATAAATCATTAAGAGCATGGAATTGTTAAATGGCTAAAACTTATCTATCAATGACTAACGAATTGTTAGTTGAAATAAATGAACCAGAAGTTACAAGTGTTGCAGGTGCTGTAGCAATACAAAAATTTGTAGCGAATTGTGTTAACAGAGCTTACTTTGATATAGTAGATGCTCAAGATACATGGTCATGGTTAACTACTGCTGCACCACAAGATAATTATAATGGTAATACTTATGTAGAAACTGTTGCAGGTACTAGATGGTACTTATTAAAAGCAGGTTCATCAAGTGTTGATACCGATTATTCAAATGTAGACTGGGATAGTTTTACATTAACAGAAGAAGGTGTAAGTGGTAAAACTGCACCATACAAAATTCAAAGCTTACCTTTTACTTCATTAGAAACTTGGAAAGATTTTTATGCTGCAAGTGAAGAGCAGGATAAATCTAATGAACAAAATTATGGAGTACCTACTAAGATTATAAGAAGTGAAGATGGTAGAAGATTTGGATTATCTCCAATACCTGATGGAGTGTATAGAATTTATTTCAATGCATTTAATAGACCTTCAGCATTAGCAAATGATACTGACGTAGTATTATTTCCAGAACAATATAAACCTGTATTATTAGCTAGAGCAAGATATTATATTTATCAATTTAAAGATAATATTTCTCAAGCTCAACTAGCTTTAGATGAATATAAAAAAGGTTTAAATAAAATGATTGAACAACTAAATGCTCCACAACCTAAGTATGTGGAAGATGATAGAAGATTATTTATATAAGGATAACATAAATGCCAACTCAAGGAGCTTCCATTACTGTACAAGGTGGCTTGGATTTAGTTTCAAGTTCACATGCTTTATTTAGAACTCCTGGTGCTGCAACTAAATTACAAAATTTTGAATCTGCTACAACAGGTGGATATAGAAGAATAAGTGGTTATCAAAAATGGGGAGGAGCAAGTGCAACAATTCCTTCTGGTTTATCAACAGATGCTATTCATGGTTTAACTCATTATAATGATGGTGTAGTAGTTGCACAGTCTGATGATTTATATTATAGTACTGATGGTATAACTTATTTACAAATTAACAAAGATACTTTCTCAGCTATATCAGGAACAGTAAGTATTAACTCTGGTTCAGCAACTGTATTAGGAGCAGGAACAACATTTACAACTGCTCTTCATGTAGGTGACATCATTAAAATAGATGGAGAATACTATCATGTTATTGCTATTAATAGTGATACAAATATAACTATTGATACTAATGCTACTGTTACTAAAAATGGTTTAACACTTTATCATGGTGGTGCTACAGCAGGTCAATTAGCTACAGCGACAACAATACCTAGAACAAATCAATCTAATGTTCAGTTTATTAATTTTGAATCTGAAGGTGAGAATGGTGCAATCTATATTGTTGATGGACAAAATAAAGTAGCTGAGTTTCAATATGATTTTGATGGTTATCACTTTGTAGAATTAGATAGGTCAGCACCAACAGGTTGTAAATTTATTGAAAAGTTTGCAGAAAGAATAATTGTTGCTGGAAGTGATGCTGAACCTAGTACACTTCATTATAGTACTAGATTAAAACCTTGGGATTTTGAAGGAGCATCTTCTGGTTCTATTGATATTGGTGATGTAATTACTGGTATTAAAGTCTTTAGAAATTCACTTATAGTATTTTGTAAAAATAGTATATATGAGTTGACAAACCTTGATTCTACTCCTATAATTAAATCAGTAACTAAAAACATTGGTTGTGTAAATGGCAACTCAATTCAGGAGATAGGTGGAGATTTAATTTTTCTAGCACCTGATGGATTAAGAACAGTTGCTGGTACTGCTAGAATTGATGACGTAGAATTAAGTTCTATCTCTAGAAAAATATTACCATTAATTAATGACTTACTAGATAACATTGGTAATTATACAATATCAAGTATTGTTATTAGAGAACGAAGTCAATACAGATTATTTTATTATCAATCTGGTCAAGCTGATTCAGGACAAAGAGGAATCATAGGAACATTTAAATATAGTTCAGATGGTATACCTGCTTTTGAATGGAGTCAAACAAAAGGTTTACCTGTAAAATTTTGTACATCAGCTTTAGATAATTCAGGTACAGAAGTTATTTATCATGCTGATGAATCTGGTTACATCTATCAACATGATACTGGAAATAGTTTTGACGGTAATAATGTTGAAGCAGAATTTCAAACACCAGATATGGACTATGGTGATAATGGTTTAAGAAAAAGTTTATACAAAGTAAAAGCTAATATTGAACCTGAAGGAACACAAAACGATTTACTATTAAGAGTAAGATATGATTTTGATAGTTCAGAAGTACCTCAACCTGCAAATTTTAATGTAGGTAATTTAAGTTCTGCATCATTATTTGGTTCAGCAGTTTTTGGTACAGCAGTATTTGGAGCATCAAGTTTACCTAGTAAAAGTATTTTAATTACAGGTAGTGGATTTTCAAATAATTTTAAATTTTTTAGTAATGATACTAATGCTCCATATTCAGTAAATGGAATGTTTGTTTCATTCATAGCAGGAGGAAGAAGATAATATGGCAGGATACATTAGACAGAGTTCATTTATTGATGGTGATACTATATCGGCATCATTATTTAATAATGAATACAATCAACTATTAGCAGCATTTAATAATTCAACAGGACACAAACACGATGGTACTGCTGCTGAAGGACCTGTTATAGCTTTAATTGGAGATGCAGGATTAACAACTCCTCTTAACAAAGTATCTATTGATACTTCAAATAATGAAATAGAATTTTCTATTAATGTAGGTTCGGTAGCAACTGAACAATTTAAAATTATAGATGGTGCAATTGTACCAACAACAGATAATGATATTGATTTAGGTACATCATCTTTAGAATTTAAAGATGCATACTTTGATGGTACAGTAAATTTAGATTCATTAGTCATTGGTTCAGCTACAGCTATTACAGATGTAGATACAGATTTAACTTCAGTATCAACAAGTGATGATACATTAGCTAGTGCTAAAGCAATTAAAACATATGTTGATGCACAAGTTACAGCTAGTGATTTAGATTTTGAAGGTGATACTGGTGGTGCTCAATCAATTGATTTAGATTCACAATCTTTAACTATTGCTGGTGGAACAGGTATTGATAGTGTAGGTTCTGCTCAAACAATAACTTTAAATATAGATTCATCAGTTGCAACACTAACTGATACTCAAACTTTAGAAAATAAAACTTTAACAACTCCAGTAATTTCTACAATCTCAAATACTGGAACTATTACTCTTCCAACATCAACAGACACATTAGTAGGTAGAGCAACTACTGATACATTAACAAATAAAACTATTGATGCTAATGGTACTGGTAATAGTATTACAAATCTTGAAGTTGCAGATTTAGCTTCAGGAGTTTTAGATACAGATTTAACAAGTGTCTCTGCTAGTGATGATACTCTTGCTTCAGCAAAAGCTATTAAGACTTATGTAGATTCACAAGTAACTTCATCAAATGAATTAGATGAATTAACTGATGTTAACATTACAAGTCCTTCTGATGGTTCATTATTATTTTATGATACAACTTCATCTAAATGGATTGACAATGTAGTATCAGGTGATATAACAATTGCTGATACAGGTGTTGCTGCAATTAGTTCAGGTGTAATTGTTAATGCAGATATTAATGCTAGTGCTGCAATTGATGCAACTAAGATTCACGATGGTTCAATATCAAATACAGAATTTGGATACTTAGATGGTGTAACAAGTAATATACAAACTCAACTTACAAGTTTAGATACACTTAAAGCACCTTTAGCTTCTCCAACATTTACAGGTACAGTTTCAGCACCAACTCCTACAACAGGAGATAGTTCAACTAAAGTTGCTACAACAGAATTTGTTACAAATGCAGTAGCAGTTGAAAATGAATTAGCTGAAATGAATGATGTAGATATTACTTCAGTTTCAGATGCTGACTTCTTAGTTTATGATAGCACAGCTACTAAATGGGAAAACCAAGCTATCTCTGGTGCAGTTACAATTAATAATACTGGTGTAGCTACATTATCTGCTGGAGTAGATGCAACTAAGATTGCAGATGGCTCAGTAGACAATACAGAATTTCAATATTTGAATGGTGTAACTTCAGCTATTCAAACTCAAATAGATAGCAAACAAGCTACTATTGATGCTTCTAATAGATTAAATGCTAATTTAGTAGGAGATGGTTCAGTAGATAATACTGAATTAAGTTACTTAAATGGAGTAACAAGTGCAGTTCAAACACAACTAGATGGTAAAGCTTCAGCAGGATTTGCAGTCGCAATGGCTATCGCCTTGTAGTTGACAAACTTTAAAATAATTGTTATAATTAGGATAATTCTATGGCACAAGATTTCGAAAGATATTTACAACAAGACATTTCAAATTCATCAGGGTCTCCAACTGTTTTAAGAACAGCAGCAGATTCAGATGATGCAATCATTGGTATTAGATGTGCAAACACTTCTGGTACTTCTGTGAATGTAACTGTCTATGTAAAAAATGGAAGCGACACTTATCATATTATTAAAGATGCACCTATTCCTTCAGGTGGTTCTTTAGAATTAATTGATGGTGGCTCTAAAGTTGTTTTACAATCTGGAGACTCAGTTGAAGCTTATGCTTCTGCAGCAACTTCAGTTGACATCATTACAAGTGTTGTAGATACTATCTCAGCTTAATAAGGAAATATTAAATGGCATATGTCGGTAAACAACCTGCAGCTACAGCTTTAACGGCTGATGATTTAGCAGACGGTATTGTATCAAATAATAAACTAGCAACTGATTCAGTTACTAGTAATAAGATTGTTGATGCAACTGTTGCTAATGCAGATTTAGCAGGTAGTATTGATAATGCTAAATTAACTAATTCAAGTATTACAATTAATGGTAGTGCTGTTGCTTTAGGTGGAAGTGTAACAGTTGGAGAAACTAAACCAACTATCTCATCTATATCTCCAGACACAATAGATAATACAGAAGCAACTATTACAATAACTGGTGCAAACTTTGTATCAGTTCCTCAAGTAGAATTTTTAAATCCTTCAACAGGTATTTGGTACACAGCAAGTACAGTTACCTTTAATAACTCAACATCATTAACAGTTACAATTACTTTATCTGTTGATGCTACATATAAAATTAGAATTGAAAATCCAGATGGTAATGCAGTTATATCATCTACAAATATTTTAACAGTATCAGATGCACCTACATGGACAACTGCTGCTGGAACACTAGGAACTATTGCAGGAGATTTTTCTGGTACAGTTGCTACAGTCGCTGCAACTTCAGATAGTGCAATTACTTATTCAGAAGTAACAAGTCCACTAGTATTAACAAATGCATCACAAGCAAA